AGACAGGGCAGACGGAGTTCAACGTCACTGAAGGGCATTGGCTGGCTACGTTGAACGATGCCGGGAGGATGGTTGGGCGGCAGGCGGGTGAGGTCCGACAGGTCCGAGCGAGGATACCCCTGTCGGGTCAGAAAAAGGGCGGTGTGGATGTGCCTGAGTGGCAGGTCAAATTATTCGTAGCCGTGCAGGCGGACGGGCACTACTTAAAAGATTGTCGGTCAATTCGTTTTAGATTGTCTCGCCCTCGAAAAATCGTCCGGCTCCGGGAGATTCTTGAGTTGTCCGGGCTGGACTGGAAAGAAACCTCTTATCTGTCCGAACCGGACGTGACGGTATTTATTATTCGCCAGTTCCCAAGCTGGTTAGAGAATCGGAAGGAGTGGTCTTCTGAACTGTTGGGGTGGTGCGGGGAGAGTCTTGATGTGCTAGTCGCGGAATTGGTGTATTGGGACGGAAGTCGCTGCGGACCCGGCTCCATAGAATACGTCACCACGTCTCAGAACAATGCCGAATGGGTAGCCACCGTTGCGCATCTCACCAACCGCTCCACGACGACCTCCCTTAGAAAACGCCAAGAAGGCTGGGCAACGGCGTATCGCGTGTTCATCCGAGAATCCAATGCGACCACGATTTCTCCGGAGCATTGGACGGACCTTCCCGGAGTTCCAGAGGTCTTCTGCCCCACGGCAAAGCACGGCGTCTGCCTTTTCCGGTTCGGAACTAATATATTTGTATCTAAACAAACGGGTAGATGGAGCGGGGATGCGGGTCTGAACATGCAGAACCTCCGAAAAGAGCCCCTCTTTTTCGACGACCGGGGGTGGCTGATTTCTGACCTCACCCGGCTGAAGGAAATTGCCAACAGCCCGGAACGACCGGCTTATGTCGCTAATTTCCTCGACATCCGGTCCCTCTTCGTCGCGCGGCCCGGCAAGAAGCTAATCATTTCTGACCTTTCACAGATTGAACCCCGTGTTCTGGCGTGGATAGTCGGGGACACAACGATGCTTGAACTCATGGCATCCGGGCAGTCGCCCTACGAGGCCCACGCACGCGCCACGATGGGGTTCAGCGGCGGCAATATGAAAAAGGAGGACAAGGAGGGCTACGCGCTCGCCAAGGCCCGTGTGCTGGGTCTTGGCTACGGTTGCGGATGGTTGAAATTCATCGTGGTAGCGCAGGCGATGGCGGGCCTCGACATTACCAAGGATGACCCGGAATGGGTCCAAGCGGTAAACGAGGAGGGTCAACCTTGTTTTGACTCCAAAGGTGACCCGATTACCCTCTCGGGGTATGGTCAGAACTCGAAACGAATTGTTACGGATTTCCGGGCCACGAACCCTCTTATTGTGGGCTTGTGGAAACGGTTGGACGACGACTTTCGGGCCAGCGTAGGGGGAGACTTTGAAATGGAGCTTCCCTCGGGCCGGTCAATGAGATACCGGCAAGTCCGGTGCGAGCGCCGGATGGTCAAGGAGAAGGACAACACCATGAAGGCGAAGCGTGTTTACACAGCAGAGTCAAATGGACGGCGCGGCATATTCTACGGGGGGATGCTCACAGAGAATTGCGTGCAGGCAACCGCGCGAGATGTGTTTGCTGGCCATCTCCTCGACCTCGAAGCAGATAGCTCGCTCGATGTCCTCTTCTCGTCGCATGACGAAGCAATCAACGAGGCCGACCCGGACGTTCCGGCTTCCTACGTGGAGGAAATCATGTCGCGTTGCCCGGATTGGCTCAAGGGGTGCCCCATCTCTGCGGAGGCGTGTGAATCGGCTCACTACAAGAAATAAGTTGACCGCTCGGTATATCTGGGCAAGATTTAAGTAGCGCATGACCACCACACCCTTCTTTGCCCTCAAGAATCTAGCGACGATTGCAACGGAGCCTTGCGTCCCTTGGGAGGTCTCTCTGCCCTTCCCAGAGAAGTGCATCAAGGACAAGAAAGCAAGGTCGGCTTGGATGATGAATCCAGAGACCCACTACAACGCCTTCAATTCATTCGAGGGATTGAACTCCAACCAGCGGATAAAAGGCTCTCCCGGAGAGGATGGCAACCCCCCTCGGTATCATCACGCGCTGATTATTGACATTGACTACCCTCTCTCGGAGGTAGAAGTCCGGGCGGCAATTGACCGGATGAAAATCCAGCCGAACTGGCTGGAGCGGTCTTTGTCTGACAACTGGCGAATGGTCTGGATATTTGAGAGGCCGGTAATCATGGCCTCCTACGAGTTCGCCGTTCTATGGCTCTCGACGATTGAGCAAATCATCCAGTTTCGACAGGTCGCGGGAGTTGACGAAGGCGCTCTCCTCGCCCCGGAGAGATACTACACCAACGGGTGCAAGTGGGAACATCTCCACGACGCGCCAGTTCCATACGCGCTGCTTCTCGGGCTGCTTCAAGAGGTTTCCGCAAAATACAATTGGGCCGGGCCGGAGATGGGCGTCGTGGTGCCGCTGGACATCGTCAAGGGGGAGCTTCAAAAGAAGTATCCCCGCTTTGTCGAATGGGATGGAGAATTCATCCTCGACGCGCAGGGTCCGACCTTCTGGGTGGACGGCAGCGCGTCCCCAAAATCCGCCATCGTCCGCTCAACGGGAATCCAAACCTTCTCCGACCACGCCACGAAGCCATTCTATAACTGGTCAGAGCTAATATCGCATGACTTCGTCAAGACTTACAAACTTGAGGAGATGGGCCGGGCAATCGACGGGGTATTCTACGACGGTCGAAGCTACATCCGGCAGAATGAGCAAAAGGAATGGCTCTGGGAAGACAAGGACGGACTGACGCTCCAACTTCGCGTTGCGCGAGGACTCTCAGACAGACGACCGAAGGGTCAGAACTTCACTCAGATTGATTCTGCTCTGGCGATGATTAAGAATACTGCGCTGATTTCTTCAGCGGGTTCCTTTGCGGGATACAAGAAAGGTCTGATGACCTTCAATGGAAACAAGTATCTCAACATTCACAACCGGAACGCAATGATGCCCTCCTCTGAGATTCCGGTGTGGGGCATGGACGGGGGAAATATGCCGTTTCTCTCGCACCTGTTCAACCAATACTTCACAAGCTCCGACCAAGTTGACTTCTTCTTTTCGTGGCTCTCCCGATTTTACCGCTCAGTATATCAACGCGAGCCCCGCAGCGGTCAAGCAGTGTTTATCTTCGGCCCGCCAAATCGAGGAAAGACTTTTGTTTCGAGCGCAATTCTTGCACGGCTTGTGGGCGGCTCCGCTGAAGCCAAATCCTTTTTGATGGGTGAAGATAACTTCAATTCGGAATTGTTCGACTACTGTCTGTGGACCATCGACGACGGCAGCGTCGGAAGCAGCCAACGGCTTATGACGCACTTCGCGGAGACCGTCAAACGCTGCACTGCGAACATGACATTCCGGTCCAATGAGAAGTTCCGCAAAGCCAGCTTAGTGCAGTGGCAGGGGCGGATATGTGTCACGGGCAATGTGGATGCGGAGAGCCTTCGGCAGATTCCGAACATGGATATTTCCATGCGAGAAAAGGTGGGACTCCTTCGAGTTCGCGAGGTTCGCGACGACGGATTTTTCTTCCCAGAGACAGACGTTACCCAGAAAATTCTGGACCGGGAGTTACCGCTCTTCGCTCGGTTCCTGCTCAATTACGAAATCCCGGAGCACTGTCAATCGGGGGACTCACGCTACGGAGTGCGCGAGTATCACGAGCCAACCCTGCTCATGGAGGCGAATCACTCCTCCAGTTCGGGCACCTTCGCCGAAATCATCGACGAATTCCAACGCGAATACTTCACCGTCCGCGAACCCCACGCAACAGAATGGGTTGGCACCGCGCTTCAGTTGCACAAGACCATCTTAATGGATATGACTTTAACGGAGGCAATGCGCCCATACAGCGTTCAGGCCGTCTCCCGAATGTTGAGCAATCTCGCGGTGAAAAAGATTTTTGAAGTCACCGTTGAGGGGGACGAACACCGTCGCCTCTTCCGAATAAAGCGGGACTCCCGCTATCCCCTCCTCTCCCGTAGCAATCTCTCGGCACACAACCAATCCTCTAAATTCCAAACACAATGACCTCCTCCAATACAAGCTACTATCCGGTCGGAGCCGACCTACGATTCACGATGCTTTCCGCAGCCGACGAGACCCGCCTTTTCCGAGAGGCACGGGAGGGGAGCACCGCGTCCCGAGATTTCTTGATTCAGAATCATATGCTTTTCGCGGCGATGCACGCGCGTCGGCTCTCCAAGGGACGGCTCCCCGACGACGAAGTTTTGAGCGGGGCTAATCTGGCCCTGATGAAGGCGTTTGAAGGGTTCAAATATGAACGCGGAAATCGGTTTACTAGCTACCTGAAACCCTTCATCCAAGGGGAAATCTCGGCCCTGTGGCGCAAGTATTTTGAGGCTCTGAAGGAATCTCCCGGGGGACCGCTTCGGGAGATTGGACCCCCCGTTGAGCCCATCAACAACGACCCGCATGAGGAGGCTATCGAATGGGAGCATTCCCGATTCCTGACCTCGCTCATTGCCGACTTCAAGGACGTTCTCAATCCACACGAGCAGGAGATAATCGACCGGCACTACCTGCGAGAGGAATCCTTTGCCGACATTGCACGGAGCCGGGGGGTAACCCGCGAGGCGATTCGGGCCTCGCACGCACGGGCGATTGTAAAGCTGAAGAAAGCCCTCAAGCGCCGGGGAATCACCACCTTGCAATGAAGATACTCACCCTTGACCTTGGCACAAAAACTGGCTGGGCTTACCGCAACTCGGGGCGCAGCCTTCAAGCGGGAACGTGGCGTCTGATGTCTCCAAAAGAAGTCACGGCGCAGGGCAAACTTCGCGGAGACCGACGACTTGACCAGAGGATTCCCCGACTCTATGAGAAGCTCTCCGAAACACGAGACCGAGTCGGGGGGTTGGACTGGATTGTTTTTGAAGACGTGCAGTTCGGTTCCACTACTATGCAGGCTCACTTGTGGGCGAGCTTCCGAACGGTAATTTGGCTCTTTGCATCTCTCTCGGGCATCAAAACAGAATGTCTGGCTACTGGCAAACTGAAAGTCTTTGCAGCGGGCCACGGCGCAGCGACGAAAGACATGATGGCGGCATGGCTTTGCAAGAAATGTCCCAATGACTTCCGGCATTTCGACGGTGCAACGCGGAGAGTTGACAACAATGAAGTCTTAGACGATAATGCTGTAGATGCAATTCACCTTTTGCTCTGGGCAGAGCAGACCTTGAAAAATCCATGAACCCGAACAAACTGGCGGTCTCATTACGGACTAGAGAAGATGTCACTGGACATCAAATCGAGTCTGTGCTCCTACTCCTCGACCATCTCCGACCCTTCCTCGTTGCGCCGGACGCGCGGGAGGGGGTCGGACCCGATATGGACGGCGGGGCGGTCATGGCGGCAGCTACCACCTTCGCCAAGGCCACCGACCGATTGGACGCGATTCTTGACGACTCCGCGCGTTGGGACATCAAAGAAATCAACACCCTGCATGAAGCCCTGATTGCCACCCACACGGCACAGCAAGCTTTCCTCGCCGCTCAGACCAAGTCTGCGAGTGAAATTATTCGCCCCTCTTTTCAGTGTCGCCCGACCCTCTATGTAAGCGATGGAAAATTTCTCGCCGTCTGGGGAGATACCCCCGCCATTGTGGGCACCGGAAACACTCCGAACGCCGCGCTTGCGGATTTCGATGCAGCCTTTTACCGCACCTCGGAAGAGCAGGTTAAACTCACTTTCGAGGAGCCAATTCCCCCAACCCCACTCACTGTAAAACCAACCCGTAAGAAAAAATGAACGCACCCAACTGGACCGACCAAGAAATTCAACTGCTGAAAAGCGACGTGTCAAATAAAAAACTGGCCTGCACGCTGGGACGCACTGAAGCTGCCATCCGGGGCAAGCGGCAGCGAATGGGAATCAAAGTGGCTCCTTCGACGGCGGTTCCAACCACCTTTGAGGAAGACAAGAAAAAGACCTCTGACCGGCATTGGAAGACCGACTATGACGCGCTCAATGTCAAATACAAAAAGGCCGTCGAACAGGCCAGCGTCACTGACCAACTCGTGGAGCTGGCGAAAGACCTCGCGCCAATCAAGTATAGTTCGATGCCGCTCGTCATACCCAAGGAAAGAGGTGGCGGTCGCGCACAGTCTGCCGTATTGCTGTTATCCGATACTCACGTCGGACAGATTGTTTCGCCCGACCAAACGCTAGGCTTCGGCGGATACAACTTCGACACCTTCCTGAACCGCCTTCAATTCCTTGAGGATGGGGTGACCTCCATTCTACAGGACCACACCACCACCCAAATTGACGAACTCGTAATTTGTCTTGGCGGCGATATGCTCGACGGAGCCTTGGCACACGGCGCGGAGGCGAAGCAAAAGAACACCCTCTTCAACCAGTTCTACGGGGCCGGGCACGCCTTGGCACAGTTCATTCGCAACCTCGCTCCGCATGTTCCATCCGTCCGGCTGCAATGCGTGGTCGGTAATCACCCGCGCTGGGGAACTCAACACAAGATGCCGACGGAAAATCGGTATTCAAACCTCGACCACTTCTTGTATGCGTATCTGCAAGCCCTGACGGGCGAGGTGAAGAATGTCTCTTGGAATCTCAACAAGCAGCCGTTCAGCCTTTTCAACGTGCAGGGATTTCGCTTCCACCTGAGTCATGGTGACCACCTTCGCGGCGGCGACAAGGCTCTCGGCATCCCGAACCATGCCGTTGGGCGCATGGTTAGCAGCACAACCCAACTCTATGGCAAGCATGACCTCGCCTCCCCCCATTACTATCTCCTCGGGCACATGCACCGGGGTATCCAACTCCCGCACGCGCGGGGCAGCGTCCTCGTCAACGGCGGGTTCCCCGGACTCGACACCTACGGGCTTATCAGCGGCTTTTCTCCCGTGGACCCCTCGCAACTTTTCTTCTTCGTCCATCCGAAGTTCGGAAAGACCGCGACGTATGACATCCAGTTGAAGTTTGCGACGAACAACCATTACGAACTTCCGAAGGATGTTGACTGTATTTGACAGCCCCTTCTGGGAACAGTGCGACTGTTGCCACGAGATTCACGGATTGTTTTCCATCACTCTGAATGGTCAGCAATTCCTCTGCAAAAAGTGTCTTGACATACCTCCGAAAGCTGATACTGTAAGCAACTAGCCGGATTCCCTCCGAACAACCAACCGGGCGTGCCAAGCGCCCGGTTTTCTTTTTATTTGACAGGGTCCGCATCACCCTCCCGCAAAACAAAAGGCCGATGCGATTTGGAATCGCATCGGCCTATCAGGAGTGACAGGATTAAACTACGGGTTTTCGGAGGGCACTGAGGATTCGACCTTGGCCGGTAGGAGAGCCGGGGGTCAGATTATCTGTGCGGGCCGTGGAGAGCTTGTTCAATACCGACGCGGGGGCCGGGTTCGGACTGGGTCCGGGAACAGTGGGAGCAGCCGGGGCAGCGGTCCTTGTCGCCTTGTCCTCGGCAATCAGTTGGTCATAGGAATTCTTAACCTCGTCGAAGGGAGTGGCGATTTCGTCCAGACGGCCCGCCGTGTCGGCGGCGGCAAGTTCTTCGAGAGAAACGACCAAAGAGTTGAATAGCACGGTGACTGGCTTGCTGTCAGCGGCATAGAACCCAAATCCGGCCTTGACCAATTCGGGAGCGTGCTTCGTGATGGTTGCCAACTCGGGGGACTTGGCGTCGAGGTTGGCGTAGAGAGCGCCCGGCTTACCTTCAAGCAGGGCGTTGAAAGCGGGGATACGCAGCACATCCTCGGGAATGTCGCCATCTTGACCAAGCAGTTCGGTGAGTTCGGGAGAGAGTCCAGAGTCCGACGAGGTAGGGGCAGCAGGCGCAGCAGGCGCAGCAGGCGCAGCAGGCGCAGCAGGCGCAGCAGGCGCAGCCGGGGCGATGTCAGTGGGTAGAATTTCAGGCATATTTAAGAGGTGGGCGTTTCAACAACTTCGTCAACTTCCGGTTCGGGCGGCAGATACTTCTGGGAGCCTTCCACGAGGGTTTTCATCTCCTCTGGGGAGAGGTCGAAATCTTCAATTTTCAGCGGTTTGTTCATTTTTTCTTAGGCTTAACATCGTCCACGGAGAGCCCAAAGTCAAGCTCTTGAAGCCCCGACGTATCCACCTTTTTCAGGGTGCCCTCGGGAGTCCTTACGGTCTTAGCGAGCAGGCTGTTGAAATCGGTCTTTCCGCTACTGGTCTTCGACAAGGTCCAACCCTGCTTTTCCCAGAAGTCCTTCTCGGCAAACCAGAGAACCGCCTGCAAGGCGTCGGGTTTGATGGCGAGAGCTTCAGCGGCCTTTCGGAAGGCTTTCTGTCCCGTGAAAAAGTCCACGTCGGTCACCCCGGTCTCATTGCCCGGCTGAATGCGCCATCGCTTCTCATTCCCGACATTTGCTAAACGGTGAAGCATCCGCATTGCCCATATGTCAATGGTCGCTTCAAAAGTTGTGCCCGAGAGGTTGCCGGTAAAATTGGGGGTCTTGGGTCCACCGACTTCAGCAGCCCATGAGCCGTCCAGAACCTTCAGCACTGGGCGGGAATTCATCCCGAACTTTTTTCCGTTGCTTTGAAGCGGAGTAAGCTTCTTTTCGGTAATCCACCAGTCGAGATAAGCTGTGCGGGTTGGGTTCTCCCCACCCGGAAAATCACCGACGGCACCTTTCTCGAAGTTCCGCTTGCCTTCGCGATATGTGTCAAGGATGCCATCATAAGCCCCCGACTTGAACTGGTTGTAGGCTTCGAGGGCGAAACCAAAGTTCATGTTAACTGCCGTTCGGGCCGAGGTCGCCCCCAGTAATTCTGCAAAAAGCTTGGCGTCTGGGCCGAGGAGTTTTTTCAGCCGAGTGCGAGCGGTGGAATACCACTTCTCACCAGCTTTGATTTCGGGATTCTTGACTGCCTTCTCGTAGGTTTTGACAAGCCGCTCAGAGAGTGCGTCGGTGAAGGCTTCTTCCCGTGGGCCTTCTCCGCGCACTCCCTTGGCGGCTTCCTTGGCGAGCGGGGAATCCGAAAGGGCGTAATCTTTGCGGATTGGCACCGGCTTGCCATCCTGCAACCGATAGGAGCCATCTCCCTCCTTGGCGAACTCCAATGGCAACGCCTCCGGGTAGTTCTTACTCTCGGCAACGCGATTACGGATAGCCAATTGCTGCTCTGCGCCGACGCCCCCCTTCTCGTTAAATCCGGGGAGAGTCTGTTCGTCGGAGGGTAAGAAGTCCCCGCCAAAAGCGCGGGCGCGTTGAATGGCGCTTGGTCCCTTTTTACCAGCTTGAGAGGTGGTAGGACGCAATCCTTGCAGCATCGCAAGAGCGTCCGGGCCGGGAGTCTCACTGTCAAAAAGTCGTGCTGTCCCGGAGTCAACTACCTGCCCGGCGTCATCCAACAGGGACACCCGCAGTTTGTCGATACTGTCAACTGTCGCGAGAACCCGGTCTTCAATGGCTTTCTTGAGGTCGCCCTTGTAGAATTTCTGATTGAGTTCAATAGCGGTGGCTCCGTTGTAATCCCGGACGCGGACGAAACCCTTGTTGATTGCTGAGAGACGGTCATTCAGAGTCGAGGCCGATTCAAAAGATGTTCCGAACTGAGCATTGAGCTTCTCGCTATGTCGGGCTAGAAAATCTTGGTGGAAGGCTTCATCCAATGGGACGAATTCTCCATCCGGCAGAATCCATCCAGTTGGCTTGGGAGAGGTGGGCTTCTGTTCTTCTGAGACGGCGTATTTGCTGAAATCAGTGAGGGCGTCTTCCTTCGCCTGCCGTGCAGCGTTCTCCTTGGTCAACTTGGGGTAGTCAATGAGCCCGTCGCGAGTCAGGGGTCGGCCCCGTTCGTCACGTTTGCCACCCTTGCCTTTAGGCTTGACATCTCCCGGTAGAAAGTTTCGGTTCTCGCGGAACTCAACGGATTCCAGAGCCCCTAGGGATTGAATCTGACCCTTGCCCTTGTCGAGTTGCTTGATGTCTTCAGCGCGAATCAGTGCGTCGGCGCGGTTGAGAAACTCGCCTGCGTTGGTGATGAAGCCGTCCTCAAACTCTCCGCGATAATATGGCTTCCTTCTGAGAGCATTTCCAATGGCGATGGCGTGTATCTGACCCTCGACAACCGTCCCGTCGTCGAGACGAACCGCCGTCGCGCGGATGGCGCGGGGCTTTACGTCCTCGGGGACGATTCCAGTTTTACCCTCCGGGAGGAAGCTTCGCTCAACCGTCCGAGGAAGGGCGGTGGTTGAAAATTCCGTGGAGGTATCTCCCAGATTGGAGAGGAACTTGTCGATGGCAGGGAGGCTGTCCGAGGACACGTATCCCTTGAAATTTCCACTGTCCCAATACTGAACTACATGCTTGAAGTTGTCCTTCAGGATGGACTCATATCCGTCCAGAGTGGCCATGTTGTCAACCATGCCGACAGCCTTCGTTTCAGACTTAGGCTGCTGAAATCCGACAACGGTATCCTTCGCCTTCAGCTCTTCTGGGGAGAAATACACCTTCTTGTAGCGAGTGTCCTTGACCTGCTCATTCTGTTTCCAGACCTCGGGACTTGTCCGAAGTTTTTCGTCGGACAAAAAGATGCCATCCGGTTTCAGTTGCCCCTTCACGGACTTGACCTGCTCTGCCCGGTCGGGAGAGATGAATTGAAAGACCATCGACTCGTTGACTACGTCGAATTTATTCTTGTCTTTGAATTCCGGGATAACCTTACCCCCGTCTTCAAAGCTCGCTCCAAGAGCGGCCTCTTGGTAGGAAGAACCCGGAACGGAACTCTTCTCTCGAAAGAAAGCGGCCATATCAGGATTCGGGTCAACCACCACGGTTTCAATCTTTCCACCCGACTCACTGGTGATAGCTTTATTCCACGACCCCTCACTTCCGCCAACGTCCAGAACTCGGGCTCCTTCAGGATAGGTCTTGACTAGGGCGTCCCCCTTCTGGAACTGAGTTTCCCGATACGAAGGGATAGATTTCGCGATATGCTCGTCGAAGTTTCCCGAGTGTTTCGCCTGCGCTTCCGCGAATCCTTTGACGGGCGTAATGTCTTTGAGAGGCACCCACGGAACTTCTGACTTTCCGAACTCTCCTTTGGTCACCGAGGAAAAGAAGTCCTTGAAGGCGAGTCCGGTCAAAGCCCGCTCGTCTCCGGGCAAAAAAGACCGCTCCCGTTTGAACTGGTCGGACTCCAGCAAACCCTCTGCCCGCAGTGTCCCTTTCTCGGGAGTGCCCTTGAGCTGCTTGATTTTCTCCGCATGAGCCAGTGCGTCTGCCCGATTCAGGAATTTGCCGGACTTGGTGGTGAAACCGTCTTCAATGAATCCGGGGACAGGGTTGCCTGCAAGCACGCTATCCAAAACCTCTGTCAGTGAACGGACGCCCTCTGGCAACGTCTGCTTGGTTTCGCCACGGCTGGAGGCGTCCACGAAGTTCATCAACGCTTCGCCGTGCCAAGCGCCTGTATAGATTTCACCGTTCTCCGTTCGGATAGCCGCTTGCGCAATCGGGTCGAGGTCTTTGGCGATTTCTTCGGCGGGTAGAAAAGAGCGACCGAGTTCGCCCTTGTCGCCGGGATTGGGGGTAGGGGTAGCTTCTGTTGCACCTTTCGCAAACGGGGGCTTTCCATCCGGGAAGGCTCTGCGCCAACCGACCGTCGGGTTCGCCGCACTTCCAGTGTCGGTAGCCGCACCAATCGCCTCATTGAAAAACTGTGCGCGAGACGCATACGGCATGGCGTTGTCGAGGTCGCCAGACACCATTTTCTCACGAAACTTGGCACTCGCCTCCGCAGCGAAATCCGTCAACTTGATTACGTCCTCGGGACTCATCAACTTGAGTCCAAGGTCGTAGGCTTCGATGGTCAGTCCTCGCGGACCATAGACCATTTTATCGTTGACCGGGGCGTCAATAATCTTGCGACCGAACTCTTCGAGAGTGGTTCCGTCCGGCAGGAAAAATCGCGCACCCTCTCCAGCGGGCTTGTTCAGCCGTCCGTTGCGCTGGTCGAACTCGACTTCCCTTCGGGTCTTCAGCCGTTCTGCTTCAGTCGCCGGGATGCCGGACTTTTTCTTCTCTTCAAGCCGTCGGGTTACCTCAGCCGCAAGAGTGTCGCCGGGCAAAAATCCGCCGCGAATTGTGTCCGTGACGGGCGCTTTGAAATTGATGTCCGGGCGGGGATTGACTTTCGCGATGTCTTCGACCGCGATGCGTTCGGTAACCTCAATCAGTTCGCGCACCTTCACCCCGCGAGCGGCGAGTTCGTTGCGAAGCGGGTTTGTCTCCTTAATGGTGCGAGGCTCAAAGCCCTTGAACTTCTGCTTGGCCCCGACATTCTCGGGCTTGATGACCGTCGGTGTCAAGGGCTGCTTGGCGTTGACCTCGGCCAAAACCTGTCCCTTTACGTTTCCGGGAGTCTGGCCCTTGGTGACACGCGCGGTCTCTGGCGGATTCAACCCTTGAATGAGGTTGGCAAAATTCATCGCCGCTTCAGAGAGCGGGACGGGCGTATAGTTCGGGTTCTCGGCTGGGATTGAGACTCCGATGTCTTCTGTGGGGCGGACAAGCTTCTGTCCGTCGCCACGGTATCCGTTGGACTGATTTTCCGCGTAGGTCTTGAGGTCCGCGACGGATTGCTTCCATCCGGCGTCTGTGAGTTTACCCCCCTCCATTGGGTAGGGAAGCAATGCTTCGGCTCCTTTGGATGCCGTATCAGAGACCACACGCGAAATGTTTGAGATGACCTTGTCGAGCGACATCGCAATCAAGGTCGGCTTGCCGCCCTGCGTAGTGAATCGCACCGGGACAAAAGTCTTCTGGTGTTCGTTGACGATGTCCGCTGGAGCATTCTTGCGGTTCTCGATTTGAAGCTCCTGTAGAGCTTCGTATCCCTGCGCTTGCGTGCCGCGCCGGGAGGTCCGGCCTTCGGGGGCTCCGGGGCCGCGCTCGCTGGCAATACCACGATGCTCGATTTCGAGGACCGGGTTTCCTTGCTCTTGCATGGACTGGGCGATGGTATCAACCGTCGCACGAGTCTCGGGATTGCTCTCGGTTGCCTTCTGGGCTTCTGCGATGCCAGTCTCTTCCGCGCGGGCCGAAAAGGCGTCTTGCTCAGACCGCTCGACCCGGATATTCTTCGCGCCGGTCACTTCAGCCGGTTTCGCAGCGGGTGTGGGGGTCGCCGCCGGTTTGGGTAGAATGGCGGCAGGCGTAATTGGCGCGGGCGCGGCAGGCGCGGGAGACCTCGGAGTCGGAAAAGGAATCGGGGACACCGGGGCCGTCGGAACTGTTGGGGCAGCTACCGGCTGAGTCGGCGGGCCTTGAAGTGGAGCGCCCTGTCGAGACAAGACTTCCTTTGCCGCGTTGCGCAAGAGACCCTGCACACGAAATGATGGAGTAGCCCCGAGGTTAGGAGTGACCCGTCCACTGGTCAAGTCGAGCCCGAGAGCTTCGCCCGCATTGACCGCCGTCTGCCCAAGCTTCTGCAAGAAGGTGCGGGGAGCCTTGAGGTTGTCGAAGGAACTATTGCCGAAGAGCTGGCTGAAATTCTCCGCGATAATTTCGTCGGCGGCTCTCTGGTTGCCAATTTCCTCACCCAACTTGGTGAAGTAATCCGGCTCCCCAATACGACGGGCATACTCGGCTTTGAACGTCGCAATCTGCTCCGGTGAGTAGCTATTGAAAACAGACTCTCGGAGAGCCTTCTGCTCAAGGGGACCGAGCAACGACTGAAAAAGATGTCCGGCATCGTGCGGCAATCCCTTTGCAGAGGCCCGCAGGAACACAACCCGACGGGGATTTCCTTGTGCATCGGTGAGAGTGCCCGAGAACTCCGCATGAGTCCTCGCGTAGAGGGCAACTTGCGTCTGCTGGTCAAGGGTAAGCTGGGTTCCGGGGGGAGAGTCCTTCAGGAACTCGTCGGTCAATCGCTGTTTATACGCGGCATCATCCTGCACGTAGATTTCTCCACCAGCCTCGCGAACAGCTTCGCGAAAGGTGTTGATGGCATTCTGCTCGCGTGGGGGTAGAGATTGGATTGCCGCCTCGTGACTCACGTCGAGTGCGGCGTCCGTCCCATAGGCCGGGGAGTTCGTCGCATCAAAAGGGATGTTCGCCGGGTCGAGGTAATTCTTCGCGATGCTTTTAATCGCGACTTTTCGGGTCGCGCCCACTCCCCCTGCAATACCGACAAGGGCGATACCGCCACCGAGGAGAGCGCCAGCGGTTTTACTGTCATCGGATGCCAGCGCGAGGAGTGCAGCCGCAGCCGCGCCTCCCGTAGCGCCTTTGGCGACACCCCCAGCAATCTGTCCGACGGGCGTTGTTGGAAGCTTGGTGAGGGTCTCTATAATTGCCGTCTTCGGCCCGGTAAATCCGGGGGCGAGCTGACGGCCACTGTCCGCGAGCTGTCCGCCCTTCTTGGCAATTTCAGCCGAAATTTCAACGGCGACCCGCTTTGCGGTCTCACCAGCGGCAGCTCCGACGGCGGCACCCGTCAAGGTGCCCGTTTGAACCCCGCCGATGATTGTCCCGACTGACTTGCCGGGCACCCGTTCAGCAACATACTTCGCGGCGGTAGCGCCTTTCTGGACACCCCGTCCAGTGAGTTCGATTGATTTCGCTGCGGCAGTCTTCAGTCCGTTGAGGACAGCTTCACCGCCCGCGCGAGTCGCAGCCGTGGCGAGAACCTTTCCAGCGACTCCGACCACCTTGAAAACACCGGCAGTTCCCACCAGTGTAACCGGGTCCACAAGGGAGAGACGTTCAATTGCCTCTTTGTCCAACGTGATTCCATTTTTCTGCAACGTCTCCGCGTCGAGTCCCGTCAACTTGGAAGCATCGCCAGAGCCTTCCGACAACGCCTTCATCGTCTTGGAAAACTCCGCATCAATAAGCAAGTCCCCCAATAGTTCGTCGTCGGTCTGCTTTTCAGGAGCCTTGCCAAAAAGCTTGCGAGTTCCCTGTTGTGCGAGCTGTCCGAGTCCCGTGACAGCGGTCTCGGTTCCGGCGAGAACTTCGCTCGCGGCCTTGAGCTGGGCTTTACCTTGTTCAGCTTCAATCCCGCGCTGCGTCTCCGCATCGGTGCCGGTCACGAATCCAAAAAATCTGTTGGCTGCTGGCTGAATCCCGAGTTCAATGGCGCGTGCGCCAAGGTCAACAACGCCCCCCACCGTTTTCTTGACCAAGCCGTAGGCTTCGGTGATTGCGGCCTTCACTACCTTGCCTGCTTCGAGCCCCCTAATCCGGCGAGCCCGGTAAATGTTGAGCAGCTTCTTAGATTTTGCCGCATCGGTGTTTACCGACGGGTTGCCTGCGATGTATTCGGCGGGACTGAACGAGTCGTCCTTTATAAGCGTGCCCTCGTCTTCGAGGTCGAGACGGTCGGCTTCTTGGAGTCCGGCGAAAACGTCATCTCCCGCGACTTCTTTGAGACCCGAAAAAGCATCGGGGGCCGTTGGCTGCACCTCTTCGAGCCCCGCGAACGGGTCGGTAGCGGCGGTTGGAGTCTGCGCCTTGAGTTTGGCAGCGGCGTTCGGGTCTTGCGCCTTGAGATTCAGCGACGGGTCCGACAACACCACCGGGCCGGGTTGAGCGGACTTGGAGCGGGCAATATCAATAGTCGGCTCTTCGGGAGGGAGGATGCCGCCGGGAAGAAGTGGCATAGAATTATTGGACTGGCGATACTACGTATTTGGGGTTTCGGAATACCCGACCATCTGGGGATTTGATAAATTGCGCGGTTGCCGGAGCTTCCGCCGGACTGTTCACCGGGACGGGCTGCGACGGGGCTGCGGGGGACGCCGCCGGGGCAGCACTTCCCGTTCGGTCAGGGGCAGAGGGTCCAATAGTTTCGGTCATCTCCTCTTCAGCCAATTCCCGGAGCGCCTGCTTAGATGCCACCAAGACTCTACTGTCGCCGTCTTGCGGGAAATACTGCATATCGGCGTCCTTGTATTCCTTCATCGCAATAGCCGCGCCGGACTCCTTACGCAGATTCGCTGCAATCCAGTTGTTCTTCGAGGCGGTGTAAATCTGCAACTGCTCCCCTTGAAGTCGATTCGGCAAATACTTCCGGGCGGTGGTCGTCAAGGCGGTTGCATCGAACCCGGCTTCCTCGTTCTTCTTCAGGATGTCTTGGTGGAAACGCAGACGAGCTGAATATCGTGCGGCACCCGCCTGTTGTTCGGTGAGTGACGCAGCTTGTGACGAGAGCACTGTCTCACCGAGGGGTCTCCCCGTAACCTTGTCAGTGCGAACCAAGACCTCCTCTTCCTGCTTCGTTTGGGGATTGACCCGCTTGATTTTGTTCTCCGAGATATTCGCAACGCCAGCCTTGGACGCTTCGAGCTTCCTGCGCCGGTCCACTTCGACTTCAAGGTCTTCGGCCCCGCTTCCGTAATCAATTTTCCCGCCTTCGCGCGGGAGGGGCCGGCCGGGGAAAAATTGACGCCAAGCATCGGTGAACGCTTTCGGGTCTCCCCCTTGCTGGAAGTCCTCCAGAGATTTCTTGGCGTTTCCAACTAAGAGTTCTGCGTCGGCCACGGTGGCTTCGGCGACTTGAGGTTGGACCTGTGCTTGCAAATCCACCGCGCGGTTTTTGAGGTCAAGCTCTTTCGATACAACTTCCCGTTGCTTCGGGCGGACGATGTTCGTGTCGGCGAGTGCCTGCCGACGCTGCGCGTTTTCCAACGGCTTGTCGGCAGAACGCTTGGTGAGGTCGTCAACGGTGATGAAGCCGTTACGAAAAGACGACATGAGGTCACCAACACCGAGAGTCACGGAAAACTCCGCGACTTGAGAGGCGCTGTTTACGGGTGCGAGGGCTTGGACGTTTGAATCGGCAATTCCGGGCATATTATCAAGAGTAGGCGCTGCGAATGTTTTTCACTGCTCCAGCGGTGGTCGTCCTTCCGGTTTCATCACCACCAGTGTAAGCACCAAGAGCCGACGAGGCAAACGAAGCCCCGGCTTGGATGTAGGCAGCATTCGCTTCGCCTGCATTAAGAGCTTTCTGTGCGCGTATATCGCCCTGCTTACCCTTAATCTTCAGCAACGTGTTGCCGCGATTCTGTTGGATGGCCGCAGCCTCTCGACCAGTCAGACCAGACTCGGGAAGTGTCGAATCACCAATTCCAAAAGATACGGCGGCATCCGCCTTGCGGGCGTCTTCAGCGGCTTTGACCGTCGGAAAAATGCTGCCAAGAATGTTCGCGCGAGACACTGTCAAATCTGAAGCTGCTCCGGCGAGAGAAATCGCCTGCTGTTGTCGGCCCTGCTTCAACTGTTCCCCAGCGATACCAAGCGCACGGGTGATGCTGCCCCCGATGGTCTTGGCTTCAGGACTAAATCCGGCTTGACCGCCTTCGGTCACACCCGCTCGAATGAGGTCCGCTTGGAACTCTGGCGGAAGGGTTGCTCCCGAGTCAAGCTCGCTTTGAGCGCGACCAATGATGGAGTCCTTGAGAGCTTCGATACGGGGGTCCGTGGCGAGATTCTCCTCGACGAGCTTGTTCGCGATTTGTGTCGAACCGAGAGACTCATTAGGACGAGCGGTCTCACTAAGAAGCCGCTCCTTGCCAAGTTGACGAACCTTCGCCAGTTCTGGGTCAATCTCTTCTTGTAGAGCAATTCGATTCTGTGCGCGTAGTCGGTCGGCATCCGTCGCCGCTTGGTTGAGCCGGTCAAATGAAAGCTCCTCGGACAGAATTTTCTTCTGCCCCTTCAAAGCCTTCTGTTGTGCGCCTGCGGCCTGGTCCCCGGCCTTCTTTTTCGCGTAGGCGCTACCTGCCGCACCTGCGGCAACGACAATGGCTCCGGCGATAAGAATTGCTGTTGCGATTGCCATAGATTACTTCAGTTCCTTCCAGAAGGTTTGCTCGACGAGTTCATATCCATTTTTTTCATAAAACTCCCGAAGCTTTTGCGGCGTCAAGTTTGCCAAATGGACCATCACAAGCCTCTTCGCTCCACGAGCTTTTCCGAGCGCCTCAAATCGGTAGAATAATTCCACCCCGGCGCGAGTGGCGCGATGTGAGGGCAGCACATACCAGAAAGTTTCTGCCGCGACACGATGGCCCGAGAAGGTATCGGGAAGCACTACCATTCCAAAGGCACCAACGATTTTTTCCCCGTCTTTGTAAACGAGAATCTCACCGAGACCGGACTGGATTGTGGGAAGCCACGTCGCTTTGAAAGCCTCAAGATGAAAACCTCCGGGATACTTCGTCTCTTGGGCGAAGCTATGCCCGATTTCTTCAATCCGGTCGATTTCGTTTACGGGGAGGTGGCTAATCATACAGTAAAGAGATGTGACAAACTAAGGGCATGTCCACATTAAGTCTTGACCAGAACCCACAAAAAGGCAGTTGGTTGCATATTCTCGTGCGCCACGGCGGCTCCTGTGTAGGCTGCGGTCGTAATCTGCCGAGAAGTAATCAACATAGTGCCTGCGCCACCTGTCCCAGACGTGCCCAACTTCGTTCCGTTGCCGGTTCCCTCACCCTTGACCTCGAAGTAGTTAGGGGGAATAATGGGTGGGATGATGATAGTTTCCGCATTGTCAACTCGATGTAGAAAGACGTTGTTGTCTGAGTTGAGCAGGGTCGAACGACCCATCAAGTGGGTATGCTGTGGAGCCTCGTCATCTGCAAGCACATACGTCTCTACGCCAAGCTTGACACCAGAGGCGCGGGGACTGATTCCCGAATCGGTCGCAAAAGAACTCGCCGGGGTCGCGCCGGGGTCTGTGCTTGCGACACCCAGCACAAGGCCGCGAAGAGACTGGTCACTTTGGGCCAGATATTGCCATCCGGGGTTTGCCGTCAGGGCATCCGTAAGCAGCGAATGTGCGACGAATTTGATGTCGCCGGGGGTGCCAGAGACAGTGCGCCATGTGCCTCGCTCCCAGTGAATGAGGGCGTCGATGTCAGTATCCCAGAATTGCTCCAAGTCAACCGCCCCGGTTGGACGCTCCGCAGTAGTGCCGGACAGGGGAACGTCCGCAAAGGGATGCCAGATAGTGCCGTTCCACGCATACCATCCGATACCGCGCGTTCCGCTAGTGCGAAGCCAGAGAAGCGGGTCAGTCGCTCCCGGAGTCGGCGGGGTCGTTGGGCGGGTCGTGAAAAGGACAGTCTCCGATTGAGAGATGTCGAGCGGCACATAGCGCCCCTGTGTCACATCAAAAACCAAAAGCTGCGTGCCGCCAAGTAGAAAAAGTCCTTGGTTGCTGGCGGGCAATACGTCACCAGAAGTAACAAAGCTCTGTCCAACGGGGCTCTGAATTTCCATCCGCTCGACCATACTCTCGAACAAATCCTGCGGGGTGCCTTCAAAATCGGCAGGGAGAGGGGCGGCAATGATGACGAGGGGGGTCTTGTTAAGTGGCATATTGAGAAAGGATTATGGAACTGTTACGGGTCCGGCGATAGGAGACGCCAAGGTTTCACCAAAGCTAGGCTCGACGCCAGTCACCTTGTAAAAGAAGGTTCCAGACGGAGGACTGTCAATGAAAGAATTGCCGGTCACATTTGCAGTTATCTGTGTAAACGGGCCGGAGGTACTCGTCGCACGATAGACCACGTAGCTAAAGATATACGGCTGAGTCGTCCATCTCAACCGAACTTGGTCAACGCCGCCCCCCGGAAGAGAGACAGCATTAGTGTCCAACGTGACCGCACCGTTACGGGCCAGCAAGCGGCCCTCAACAGACGCCCCCGCGTTTGCTCCGATGGAAGTCAAGGCCAAAATTGAGCCCTTGAACTCGGCAGTTGTGTCGAGCGTTGCCGAACTGCCTACTTGCCAAGTGATATGGTCAGCCGTAGCCCCTCCCGTCAGGAGGATTTTCCGTCCCGGCCCCATGATAAATGTTGACGCAATCTGAAAAAGGAAAGTCGCTGCTGCATTGCCGCCCGCGTCGAGCGTCAGGTCGCCCGAAGTAATCTCAAGGGAGGACGTTGACTTGTAAACCCCCGGAGTGAGCGTCTGCCCACCGATATTTCCAGCGACTACCGTCGCACCAGTAACCCCCGCTGCGGCGTTGTATTCGGCGGTCAAGTCGAGTTGCGCTTGCGCGGCTTGGGCATCCGTTATATGCTGCGTCCCGAGCACGGTTCCCGGAGGGAAGCCCGTCACGGAAGAGCCGGGGCTTAATCCGAGGTCACCATCAATTACCGTGCCGCCGGTATTGGTAACTGTCGTGCCTGCAAGAATTGCAAACCCAGTTCCCAACAGTTCCAACACCAGCGAAATAGGACCGGGCAACCGGGAGACCGGGAGAATTCCAAGCGTAGCTGAATCGCCAGTTCCCGAGCCGGACGAGATGGGAATCACCCGGCAGACGCCCGGAGAGCGATAGTCAATTCGGAGTGCCCGACGAGTAATGGCCGCGAGAGTTTGGAAAGGCTTGCTCATATACCGAGTGAAAGTCCGACACTGACGATTTTCGGCAGAGACTCTTGAAGCTCCTCGACAGCCACTTTACGGGCGATGCACTGTGCGATTTTGTCGGCGTCTTGCTGAGATATGACGCTCTCCGCGTATCCCGTTCCGACCGCCGTGATTCCGCCCTGCACAACTGTCTCAGTCTTGTTGGAAATGAACTTCGGAATGTCCCCCGAGAAAGCCGCCAATGCCTCGTCGAATACGTGGGACTCAGCCGCCGCCCCGTCGAATCGGACAAAGTTCTCTTCGGTCTCGTCAACCTCCACGGCCCCGGAAACTTCCTTGTTGGGACTGTTCGAGCCCGCCGTTCCCGTGGGGGGTTCCAGAAAATATCGAATTCCCGCCACCGCGCCGGGGCCGGAGCCAACCACCAAAAGCTGAAAGGCGTCGTCTATGAATTCCGCGTCAGGAGACTCCACGTCGGTTGACGAGAGGGTCGTCGCACTTGCGAGTTGCCGGGCATCCTGTGTTCGGATATTTCGCATCTGCTTCTTCAACCCAAAAAGAAGGGTGTCAAAACGAATAGTTTCGCCCGACCGGATAGACCCGAGAGACGCATTGATTCGTTTCGTGAGAATCCGCTTGTATTTTCCGCGCGATGCACCAGCCCAAAAGACGGCGATGTCGAATTTGCCGGAGAGTTCTTGTAGGGCAACCTCCGCGTAGAGAAATTTCTTCTGTTGGAGCGGCAGGTCGCCGTCAATACCGCGCGTCTCCACATACCAAGTGATGGGGCACCCGTCATCCAGCCGGTCGGGCGTGAAGGAGTCCCAAAGTCGGTTGTTCCCATCAAAATCTGTCGAGATGTGGAAAATCTGTTCGGTGCCACCGAACGAACCATAAATCCATTGTGCTGGACGGGTGCCCGTCCAAACACTGTTCCATGCCGCAGCCGACGCTCCACCACCCCGTTGAAGGGGCGCATGGTCGAGAGCCCATGTGTGGCGGTTCTTTAGGTCAGAGTAGGGAACGCTGACGAGGAGATAGTTTTCAAAAAACCCTATCGCAACTCCGACGAAATCAGGAGAGAGCCGCCCCTTGCTATCCGCCATCTCGTTATCCCGATATGGAAGCGCCGAGGTCTGGGTAGTGAAGCTCGCGGAGTCAAGGGAGGTCAGTCCAAAAGTCGAGAACCACCAGAGCAATCCGAGATGGGTTGTGATGGACCTTTCTGAGGCGCACCCAACCGCTGGAAAAAGGATGCGTTGGAAATTCGCAGTCGTGTTCCACACCGCGCGGTTGCGAACTCCGCTCTGAATCAGAGAGGTGCTGGATTCCGTGAATACGAGGAGTTGCGCGATTATCGCGTTCGGCACTTCGGAGAGCGCCGTGATTTCTCCGGGCAGGGAGAAGGCAGTCACCGTGGCAAAGTATTCGGGTTCGCGAAATGAAATCGGATTCGCGATGTCCGAAGCGAAGAGACTGGAGCCACGCGCAACCCAGAGCCGGTCTCCCGACCAAGCCATCGGTCCACCCAATGGAATCGTCCCCGCTCCGCTTTGATGCTCTGCGGAAGTTCCGTCAAAGACAGCCGGTGCAGTAAGTGCGCCGTCTTGTATCACCATGACCCTGCGCGGAGGGATAAGGGTCAGTGAGCTGTCCGAATTGAATCGAATGGACTGTTCAGCTTGCTGGAAAAAAAGTTGCCGGGCATGCGGGCCGAATGCGATGCCGGGAACTGTCTGGAATTCCAGAAACGGATACGGACTGGAATAGATGACTCCGTCAATGCCGAAGAGTAGGGTCACGACTCCCTGCTGGGGTCGGAACACGGCGGCACCCTGAAAGTTTCCAGCGGGTAAAATCGTTCGACAACGATACCCCGGACGACACTGCACAATGCCACCACGATTGGTGACGTTCATCCCACGCGAGTAGTAATCAGGCCCGAGAGTTCCGGGCTCTGCGGAAGACTCCATTCCGGCGAGGAATCGAACGTCGTAAGCATCTACGCGGGGAGTAGCCATTAGTCGAGGAAATCGTTTTGGTCAGAGATAGAGTTGCGGTCGTCCACTTGGATGGGAGAGCCGCCGACGCCCGTCAAAGTTGCCTCACGTTCGGTGAGCAGCCGCGTAGCATTGGCTTCATAGGCGTTGCCGTTCGCGAGGTCGGAGTCGCGGTAAAACTTCAGTGCATGAATCGCGAGAATCAGCGCCGGTCGGGAGTGTAAAAGAATTCGGTCGTTGACGCTTCGGACTCGCGCGGTGCGTTTCCGGTAGCAGAGTCGAACCCACCCACAACCCGCGTTATGAATCCGCAACCGACGGTATCGCGGAACAGTTTCGTCCGCTTCAAACACGCCAAGGAGAGTGCCCGTGGAGGTGGAATTGTCGAAGCTGGATAGCCGGATGGACCCCGCTGTCACGTCTTTGACAATTCCGGTAATTCGAGAAATCGTCGGCGCTCCGACTTCAGGAACGGCATATCCGAAAATAGTCGGGACGAAATATCCGTCCTGCCATTCCGTGCCGACCTTGGTGCGAAGCGGACGCTGCTGGTCGTCGTATCCGAACACTCGAATGATTTTACCGGCATCCTCGGCACTGTCGAGAAAGGCGACAATCTTGGACGGGCACTTCAAATCTCGATAGACCGGATGAAGCCCGCTGTCATCCCACGTATAGTGGCAACTTGTCTTGAAGTCTCCGGGGCCGTTAAGGTGGAATGAAAAGAGCTGGTCGTGACCAAGGGCGGGGTGTCCGCCGATATTGCAGGCGAGCACCGTTTCGATTTCCCGAGGAAGGGTAATGCACCCGCTGTCGATGCAAATATCCACAAAACCGACGAGGGGGTCGATTTCGCCCTTCTGCGCGAGCAGTTCAATCGCGTCGGTCAGCCAGAGAAATAGCTTGTCCTCTCGGTTGAACCCGAGAATCGTCTTGGCGTCGTCAATTACATCACTCGCGAGAAACATTAGTCTTCGCCTTCCTTGTCATAATCTTCGACGAGCTTGTCGAGGGCGTCTTCGGAGCTACACTCCTCGCACTCCTTAGCCTTCACACTGACAATTTCGTGAATCTCCAGAGTGACCTCGTGAGTTTTTTCCTCGTCTGTAGTGGTATGAGTCTCACGGACCTTCTTGAATTTTACCACCATCTCACCGGAGTCCGGGAGCTTGTAGTCTCTCTTCCATTGAAGATAGATGGTCGGGTAATGCACGTCTCCGGGTTCCGTCTTCGTTGGAACGGACATCGGATGGGATTTCTGACCAAGTTTGATTGGGTAGTTAGGCATATCGTTACTAAGCGATTGTTATGGTTCCAGTGTCAAAGTTCGTTGTCGCAGTGAATCCGCGATTGGTCAACTGTGCGACAACTGCTGCACCCACCAGAGATTGAAGAATCACAGTATCGACGTTGACCGCGCACGGACTGACGCAACCGGGCGTGTCGTATAAATTGAGAGCCGAGTCGACCACGTCCATCAAGGCGTGAAATCGAACGGTCTCCTCTTGAGAAAGGCTACCCGCAGATAGTGAACGGAGATAATGGGCGTCGAGAGGCATGTTGTTAGAAAAATTTATAGACAGCGAAGGCCGCAAGTTCTATTGGGTTCGCCGCATTTCCCCAGTAGAAATTCACCGAGTCAAATACCCCCGCTGACTCGCCAAAGGTTCCCGAAGTGATTGCACTCCCGATTGCGCTTGTCACAATTTCAGGAGCATCAACCGTGGGATTTTGGGCCTGCATCAATGAAAAAAACCGACTTCGGGGGCAGTGAAATTGCGCCTTTGCAGCAGTATTGGCCGCAAAGATGCTAGTCGTATATGACACGGCGGTAACCCCCGAAAACTCGGGGCGGTTGACCTCGACAAAATAGAGCGCATGACTTGCCTCCGTTGTGGGGGCCGCAAGTTTCGCGGTGGTAAAACTTCCAACTAGGGAATCTGTAGTGCCCCCGAAACGATGAACCCCCTCATAGGACTGACTGACTACGCTGGAGTTTTGAGTTCCCGCAGCAAAAGTGAAGGTATCCGTGGCCGCATCCAATTGAACAGTCCCCGCCCAATTCGTAGGAGTCGCGTTGCTATACATCGCAGCCGTTCCACTGCAAACCCCCATCGCGAAGAGCCCATCAAAATTCGCAGAGGCGTTAATTCGACAGAGGATTCCGATACGGATTCGGTTCCATTTGGCACCCCACGGCATCCGTCGCCCGATTTCCCCCGCTCCGGTAATCTGAACGCGCTTTTGCGCATACGGCCCGTGAACCGTCCGCGATACAATGGAACAATTGGTTCCCACCCCCGCCACGGGCCAACCGACTCCCCCAGTAAAGCTGGAGATTGCCCCGACAGAATACTGTTCAAAATAATCAATCGCGAACCCGTCATAATCGCCCAACCAAGTGTCCGTAAGACCGCTGATTGAAGCCATCGAACCCGTCGCGCCCGCTGCGCCTGCTGCGCCTGCTGCGCCTGCTGCGCCAGCCGAGCCCGCAATGAAAATAGTCCAGTCGGCGAAGGTGCCCGCGCCACCTACTAAATCGACGTTGATGTCAACCGATGCGCCGTCAACGAACGTGACCAAGCCTTCCATGAAGTTCGCCGGGTTCGCGTCAGACACCGCGCGAAGTCGTTGTCCGACGGCCCAACCGATATTGTTCGTGGTAGCCGTGTAAACGAATGTGTTGCTTACGGGTGCAATCAGAAGCGAGGTTGTGGAGGCGCGTGTTACTGCGGAATCCACGCCATCTGCACCTACCATAGTGACTCCAACAATCCACGCACCAGCCGTCTTTGGACCCCAGAAAACAGGACCGCCGACCGTCTGGTAGTAGAAGTCTCCATCGACTCCGATTCCCGCGCCCGGAGCCGCTGCCCCGCTGTAAATGATGGTGCCCGTGGAGCCGTTCGTTCCAGCAACGCCCGGAAGACCCTGCTGCCCGGTCGGACCTTGTGCGCCGACAGTGTCCGGGGAGACCTTGTGGGTAATATACGAGCCGTCGCCCTGCAACACCGCCATGAACAGCCACCCCTGCGGCTGAGGGGACGTTTCCTCGGGATATTCAGAAATCTTGGCCATGTTGTTACGCTTTCAGGTCGTCGTAGATGAAGTTGTTCGTAATCTCGTCGAGGATGGGGAAACCCGCCTCGTCTTGCAAGATGTCGTCCGGGTTGTCGTTCGCGATTGTCCGCGTGACCGGGGTTCGCGGGACTCGGTGAGATAGCTTCTGTCCGCCCGGTCGAGGGCAGCAATCAGAAGCAAGAACAGAATCGGTGTCACGGATTATCGGGAGGTTATTCACGGTCAGCTCAGTTTGACGTATAGGATATTAGAGCCAATCACATTGATTGTCTGAGTTCCCGCCGCGCTGCTACTCCCGGCATAGAGTTGGATGGTGTTATTGTCCGTGAGGGTCGTCACCAACGTAGTGACATGAAATTGCTGGGGGACTGCGGCAAGATCGTCGGCAAGCGCAAAAGTCTCTGACGCGGCAATGTCGGCGGCTGTGGTCGCATTGAACAGCTTGAAAAACCATGAACGACGTGCGCTCGAACTCTGGATTCCTCCAATCTGAACAATCACCATGTAGGTGCCTGCGGAGGGGAGGTTGACCTCCAAATCAGTTGCCCCAAAATCAACCTTGGCATATGCGGCAGTCATCACGTAGTCCGTCGGACCACCAACAACAATCGAATTCGAGTTTGTCGCTACGGCACCCGCTACCCCAGTTGCGCCAGTCGCGCCAGCCGCGCCAGTCGCGCCAGTCGCGCCAGTGGCACCCGTCGCACCCGTCGCACCCGTCGCTCCAGTTGCACCCGTGATGGAAAGGCCGCGCGGACCTGTCGGCAGCACAATAGTCCCCGGAGTGATGACAGCAGCCGGAATGGGGACGGCTTCAAGGAGAGTAGCAAAAACGGTGGCGTTCTGAAACACTTGGTCAACTACCAACCAGCCAACACCGGGGACAAAAATTGTCTGACCCGCTGCGATTGTCGCGGACGGGATGGTGTTGAACTGGGTTGTGGGACTTCCCACGGTCGGTGGGATGAAAGCCGTCGTGGTGACCGTGTAGGCATTGTTGCCCGGATTTCCGGGAGCGCCGGTATCGCCTTGTGGTCCGACGAGTCCGACAATTCCTTCACCAAACAAGCGGAGGAAGTAGCAGGCGAGACCCTCGCTTGTGCCACGCGGATTTCCCGTAAGACCCACATCGAGGTTGCATGGAAGAGTCCACGTCACAACTCCGTTCACTTCGGTTTTGACGACATTGCCGAAGAACTGCTGAATGAAATTACTCAACGCCGACGGCAGCGTTTCCGCATCGGCGCTATTCGTGGGACAGACATTACAGGGAGTGCATCCCGTATTTCCGTTTGTGACCCCGTTGGTGCAGTCGCAAGACATACTTATTGCTTTCGGTCGTCAATTCCGTCTTTGTTAGCATCGACGATTCCTTGAAGTTTCCCGTGACGGTGAGAAAACCAATACAGAACCGCTGCGCCGATAGCCGCCCCGAGAATTACCAGTTCATTCCCGACAATGAGCGTCGGGAGGACAATCATCGCAAGGCCCGAGAGGGCAATCACAGCACTCGTGGTAACACTACCTCCGACGACGATTTTCAGTGGGGGATAAACAAAGCTGGCGGCACCAAACAGGAAGACCAGAATACCTACCCAAACGACGCTTTTGAGTGAGGAAAGCTTGGCTCCGATTTCGCGGGCGGTATCTTTCTGAGCGGCACCAATCTTTGTCTCCAGCTCTTCGGTCGTTACCCGAACTGGGGAGGTTTTTACCGGGATGCCATCCCCGATGGACTCCTCGACAACGCGCTTGTATTTCTGGGTCGTCTCGCTTTGCGGGTTCTGTGATTGCTGAACGCTGCCGGATACCCCCGAGGCTGAGATAAAAGAGGACTTGCCGGGATTCAGCGGCATAGCACCGCACCCGGTAAACAAACCAACGAGCAGAATTAAGAAGACACTTTTCATTTCCGTTTGGGGTGGTCGGACTTTTGACGGCGAGCGACACCCCGACACTTCAAAGAGATGTAAATTACGGTCGCAAGGGCAACTCCAAATTGACCTACGAGCACCAGAATCTTCATCACGGGTTCTCCGATGTCCACAAACCAACCGACGCTAGGTGTCCCAAATCCAAAGAGGGAGGCCGAATAGACCTTTATGGAGTCAAAGTTCATGTTTATGGGGATAGGGATTTCGCAATCTTGAAAAGGAGGTTGTTGTCGCTGTCTCCTTGACGGGGTTCGTTTTGACCCGGCGACTCTTAGACGCTAAACAACTGCGCAATCTTGAACAGCAGGGTGTTGTCAGAGTCCCCTAGTTTTGGCGTGGTTTCGACGGGCATATAAAATTTCCTGAACGTGGTGCCCCGGCATCCATTCCGGGGACTACGTGTGAACCAATTGTTACGCAGTAATGCCGAGAGCGTCCCGGAGGGCGTTGTCAAACGTCGAACCCACGCAGACTTCTGTGGGCCGATTGCTTGCAATCAGGATTGCTGCGAGGAGACTGGACAGAGAACGTCCCTCCAACGCAGAGATGCCCAACGAACGGCCATATGCCAATAAAAGAGCTTGAATTTCCGCGTAGGTCATATTTATGAAAGGAGTAAAGAGTCGGCGAGTTTTTGAGGCTCGCCGACTCTCGGGTTAGGATTAGCCGCAGACGCCAACGGCTGCGAACTGGTCACCGCCAGTGTATTCCGAGGCCGGAGCTACTTCGCAATCAGGCAGGCCGAGGTCAGCCACACAACGCTTGTAGATGAAGGCGACGACATGCTGCGGACGCTGCGGCTGGTAGGCGCGAGTAATCTGATACTTGTGATGACCGAAGTCACCGAAGACGTTACAGTCATTGTCCACGATGTAATGCCAGTCGAGTTCGCCCATGTGGAGCTGGGGCGCGAACTTGAATGAACCTTCGCCAACATACCGCTCCGGGACGAGGCGCTTGAAGCTGTTCTCAGCGAACAGGAACGCGATTTCGTAAGGAGCCGAGAGCCATGCCGGGTTGACCTTTGCATAGGCGGTATTCTTAGCCGCGTTCGTGACGATGATGACCGGGTCCACGAGGACCGGGACGCCCGAACCCGAGATGCTAGAAGCCCGCAGCGGACGCTGGTCCGTGCCAAAGCTAATGCCCCGATAGGCACCCGCCGTCTCGAAGGAATAGGCCGTGAGGGACTTCTCACCAAACTTGAAGGAGCCGCTTGTCAGAGCAATTAGCACCTCTTTGACGCCAGTCTCTACCCGGAACGATTCAAGAATGTCCGAACTGCCGATGAAGCGGAACATCCCGCCATTGCCATCCCCGAAGGTCTCGGCAAAAAGCGCCTCTTTCAGGTAGCGGGCAACCGTATGCAACGCCTTGAACGAGAGCGGGCCGGTGGGGTTCAACGGGGCAAATTTAACGCCCACGTCTGTCTCACTACCGCCCGTGAACAGGGATGTGAAGTCGTAACCCTTGGTCGCGTTGAACTTGGAGGCAGAACGCAGATAAAGCTGCGCCCGAATGTCGGAATTGACATACTGAGTCACGAGCTTTTTCATCGAATCCTCTGCCGTGAGGTAGCTCGATTTGAAAGCCGCGTAACCTTTCTTCACGCAGACACGGGGACCGAAGCCGCGCTTCGATTCGAGCCGAGCAGTGAAGTCCACGGCATCCGTGAGGTCTTGAAGACCGACAGTGCCGCAAAGTTCAGTGTCACAAACGAAGGTGGGCAGGGCGAGAGAATCGCCGGGAGCCGCCTGCATTTGAACGCTGTTACGGATTTCGTCAGAGTTGCCAGCCGAAAAAGTTCCGCCGCCGATGACGTTGATGAACGGAGAGTTAGCAGCCAAAGCTTTCGCAATTGTGCCAGTGAGGCGGGAAGTGTCCTTCCGCGCAATGTCCGACAGAGCTGCCGGAGTAATACAATCACCCATATTAGGAATCCTTAGAAAGTGGATGCAGCCGCGAATTTGCGGACAGAATCCGAGTTAAAACTTGTGTAACAAAGGCTGTTACGCGCCTCGTCTCGCGGGCCGTCGAGACGGATTAGGCCCAAGTCCTACCCGGAACAAGGTGGGAGAATTTCAGTTCCAATTGAAGAGATGGCAGGCGGGGGGTCCGTGTCAATGGACAAATCGCTCGCGAATCCGATTCAATACCGAATTGTCTTTGATTCCGTGGAGGAATACAACGCCTTGGTCGATAAGCGCGTCAACGTCTGCGGGCTTCATCGTCGCTTGCTGCCAATAGCTCACCATTTGGGGACAATTCTCCCAACCCTCCCGAGAAAACTGTTTCGTCAAGAAGAAATCCCACCCATAAATTGGAGGGCACCCGCCAATTTTACGACTGACGAGATTCAGAAAAGGTAAGTCCCCCGAGAAGAGGCAGTTGCCGTTAATGTGGACTCCCGGATATTGCTGCATAGCCCCGTGAACTTTCACGGGACGTTTACGGTTGACCTTTCTCCATGAATCAAGGAGAGTCTTGTGCCAATAGGGGCCGAGTGGACTTGCATCGGCCTCGAAGGTTAGCACCGCGTCATACTCGGGCATTATTTTGGCCTCGGTGTATGAGCAAATGTGGTCCATCGTGCCGAACCACAAATCATTGCACCCCGAAGGCCATCCGACCCCCCTCCGATGACGGTTGATGTAGTGCCACATCTTAAACTTTGAGGATACATAGTCAATCGTCTTGAGGTCATGCTGACAATCGAAACGGCTTACGAAAAGAAAATCCACGTCAGGATTATGGCGGGGTTCGAGGTCGGCAATCAGTCGGGCGACTTCCATCGCTTGCGCCCGGTCCCCCTGCCAATACTGAAGCGCCAAAAGTAGTTTGCTCATCGCTTGTTAGGTAAAAAGACATGCTCGCCGATGTGGCCGCAAACGAGACCCATATCCACAAAAGGTTGGTGGCCACTTTGCGCCGCGCGGAGACAGAACGAGACATCCTCCCCCTTTCCCAAACTCGAATGAGCCCTTGACAACGCCTGCCCGCGAGCAATTAACTCTCGGGCCTTGGCAATACGGACAGGCTCAGAAATTGTGGGGTCGTCGAGAACCTCTAGGGCGTTCTGGGTAGATTCCTTCAAGTCGTGTTCAGAGGGGGTAAACCAATGCCCGTAATCCCCGTCTTTATTCCTCGCGAGGTGCGGAAAGTGGGTCTCAATGTCGAGGAACACCGAGCGATGAATCAGAAGACATCCAGTCCCCACCCATCGTGTGGGCTTGATTAAATCGTGGGGGGCTTTCCTCGCATACGCCTCTTCCTCCTTGTTATGATATGCCTCGGCATACACCGGCTTACCGTGCTCCCACCGGCCTTGATATAGTGCGCCAACCAAGGTTTTACCATGTGACAGGAGGCGATTAACGGTGTGGAGTCCGGCAAAAGACTCAGAAAGAGTCGAGCGGCAAAAAGAATTGTAGAGTGGAGCATTGCCAAAAGGGAAAACCATGTCGTCGTCAAGCGTGAGTGCCCACTCGATTTTCGATTTCAAGAATCGGTCGGCCAGCTTGTTACGGGAGTGTGCAATCATTGCATCGCCAAAATCAAGCATCACGGCCATCTTCGTTCGGTCATACAGGTTGAGGAGAGAGAACTCTGTCCTCGGGTTGGTCGTCTTGTAGGAGGGTAAAAGAATGCAGACCTGACGGCCCTCCCACATTGCAGACTCAGTCTCCTTGACTCCGGGCACCGCATCCACCGAGAAAACCCTCTCGACAGCCGCGAGCGAGACCGGCTTGGACCCCGCGTCCCACTGCCGGGCCAGTTGCTCTGACACTTCAAAAAACTCCGCTGCCTCCCCAACGGTAGGGAAGCTGCGGAGTTTTTGCAGAACCAATTCGCGCAGGTAGGACATTACGCGGCTTCCTCAGCTTCCTTGCGGAGCCGGTCGAGGGACTCCTCGGGGGTCTCATTATCCGTGGCAGGCTTTGCTTTGGAATCCGCACTCGTGTCGCGAAGCCGCGTGGTGGAGCCCTTCTTGATTTTTTCTAAGAGGGCGCTTGCCTCTTTCAAGTCCGCTCCGAGCTTCGCAATCTGCGTAGTTGTTGACGCCTTCAAACTGGCGAGTTCCGCGCGTGTGCGAAAGAGTTCCGGCCCCGCCATAGCCACGGTTGCCCGCATCTCCGGGGAGTCATCCGCCATAGCCTCCTTCAGGTAGTCCTCGGACTCCTTAATGAGTGCGTTGTGAGCCTCGACCGACGCCTTCTCAGCCGCTTGGTCTTTGGCCTTCGGGTCCACGGTCTTGGGCTCCAACCAACGGAACTCCTTGCGGAGGCCCGCGAGAGTCGTAACGGCTCGCGTCTGGGCTTCTTTCCGCTGCCCCTCGGTCTGATTTACCCGAGTCTTCAAAAATTCATCGGCATTCTTCTTGGCATCCTCAATTGCCTTGAATTTCCTCTCGGCAATCTCCTCACTATCTACCAACTTGCTCTCTATAGAGCGCCGGGCTACCAGAGGCAGCTTGGAGAGGATGGGCTCCCAGTCGATACTTCCGGGACCGCCCATTTCCTTGATTTTCTTGATGGTGGCTTCAGCGGCCCCGTTCTGGGCCAACTTCGCATAGATGGCTTCAGAGTTATCCTCAACCTTTTTGTCGAAGCTCTTGAATTCTGGGTCGGACTCGACATCCAACTTTTTTCGGAAAGAACGTAGCTCGTCCAGTTCCGCCTTGACTTCGGGCGTGAGGACATTAGTGCCCTTGGACTCAAACTCCTTGACCTTTGCTTCTAATGCCTTTGCGCGTGTCTCGGAGGCAGTCAGCTTCTCGCGGGCAATCCGCTTGACGGTCTCGAAGGCTTCCGCCGACTTCGGCTTCAGGTTTTTTGGGGTCTCGACGGCATCGAGTTCATCCTTCTCCGGGGTCACGACGACCGGCTCGTCTGCCTTCTCTTCGACCTTGATTTCCGGCTTGGGTTCTATCGGATGGTCAACCGCTGTTTCACCCGTAGCCGTCGAGTTGGCCTTGTCGTCAACTAGGGGGTGGTCCTCGCCCTCGCGAGCGGCAGCATCCGTCGCTTCTTTCAAGAGCGCGTCAAGTGAGGAGTCGGTTTCAGGGTCGGTCTGGGGGAGGGTATCAACTCCCGGAATGGCATCTATGTCTAAGGGCATGGTTGGGGTCGGTTAGGGTTCACTTTGGGGAGGTAGATTCCTCGTCGGTTTCCACCCAAAATTCGTCACGGTCGAGGTCTGGATAGTTATCAGAAACTCCCTGCGCCTCGACAGGGCGGGAATGTTGCAACGAAATAATCTGGCCGACCGCATTCGTATAACCCTTGAGTTCGCCATTGGTGACGAGGGTCTTGTTCACGTCGGCTCCGTCCAAAAGAGTCGGAGCAAAAAAGGCGAGTAGCTGAATCATTTTCTCCCCCGTTGAGGTCTTGAGAAAACCACTGAGTTCAGAGGCGTTGTCGGAATCCCATTCGGGGGCTTCGTTTACGGGTAAAATCATGCGGGGGGAGGTTGTGGTATATTCCCCGCTCCTTGGGCTGAATCTGCGAGTTGTTTTTGCTGTTCGGAGGCTTGCAATAGTTGCTCCATGCCCGCGCGAAGTTTTTCGAGAATGTTCTTGGGCTCCGCAAGCTCCTGCTCTGTTACCCCCGATTGAATCGCCGCGAGAAAATGCGCCTCTCCATGAACCACCATCGCTTGAAGCACGTCAACCGCATGAGGGTCATCGACAGCCGCCAGTGCGGTCTGTTCCATCGCCGGAAGCAGCACTTGGAAATGGACAATGTGATTGTCGCGCGGAGATACCGGAACTTGGGCACCCTGCGATACAATGAGCATCAATTCCAACATCTGCAAGCGGGATTGTTCCGCAAGAACTGTCGGGTCTTCGCCGGGTAACAAAACCTCTTTGGCGAACTCCCCGTCAATCTGTGCCGTCAACTTCTTCTCTTCCATCTTGCGCTGGTCGTAGAGCGGGTTGCCGCGAGCCTCCGCAGCGATGGCGACAATCTGCTGGCGCTTCTGCTCCGTATAGTCGCGAACGGTCTCCGCAACCGTTTGAGTGGATAGAAGAGTCAACTCTTCCCGACTCATAGTCTTGAGAAGACGCTTTTGCATCTCCTTTGCATCGTCGTCACCCGTGGACGGGTCGGCGAGGCGTTTCTGCATCGTGGAGACGAAGCTGGCGAACTGGACGAGAAATCGGGAGATGATGCTGTCACGAGTCTCCTCTTCGCGGGATGCGAAGAAATCCACGGCGGCTTTTGTGACCCGCTCGCCCTCGAAAACCTTCGGTGTCGCAGCCCCCGCCATCTGGTCGAGCAGCCGGGTTAAAAACTCGTCGAGCTTCAAAAAGGGTTCGACCCCGGCGTCAAGTTTTCGGTCGGAGATGTTGTAACCTTGACCAATCAGGATGGTGTTACCGACCACGGACATCTTGAAGCGGCGAAGCGCCTTGTCGTCGGCTTGGACGATAATCTTCCCCGCCAGATTCAGCCGGTCCACAACCTCATTGCGACTCCGGTCGATGATTCCGGCAATCGAGTAGAGTTCGCGACCGATTCCCTTGCTTCCATGAAGCGTTCCGTTGCCCTGCTGGAAGGCGAAGAAAGCCAGCGCGTCCATCATGGAATCAAACTGGTCTTCCGAGGTGAAAAGCTCCTTGAAGGAGATGTTCTCAAAAATATAGTGGGAAACCTTGCCGTCAATCTCGGTGGCGAGTAGATGCCAGACCGTCACCACACGCGCCCCGGCCTCGTGGGAGAGTCCGACATTCGATTCGCGAATCAAATCCTCATAGATACGGTCGGAGTCGCTGAACGAGCTTCTGCGGTCATCGGGCATGGACTCGTTGAGCACCTCGACGGTGTTCTTGACGTTCCAACCACGGGTCGCCGCAGCTTTTCGGTCGTCAATCAGGCCAAACAGCTCGTGAATCAGGAAGGTCTCTTTCAAGACCGCAATCTGGGCCGCTTTTGGGTTCTGCTTGGTCCCCGTCGGCACAAAAAAGTGGTCCTGCCGAAAGAATTTTGGCATCCAATGAAATTCGTCCAGCCACGCGACGGCAGCGAAGCCAAAAAGAGCGTTTTCTTGAGCCACGTCGGCTACGAAGTTCCGCCATTCCGGGTTTGCCCGGATAGTTGCCGTGATTTCACGGCGGAAAGCCTCTGTTTTGAGGGCGGCACCCTCAACATCGTCCGACAGTTTCGAGTTTGTGAGATATTTCACCCCATCGACTGCTTGAACGAAGCGCGGAGCCACCTTGTCAATGAGCATCGGCAGCGGCTTGGTGGTAAAATTCGACTTCCAGCCGAGTCCCTCATTCTTCAGGGAGTCCCCCGAGTATGGGCGCTCGCTGTTATACTTGGCCATGATACGCGCATTCTTCTTGTTGCGCTCTCGGCTCGCCGATTCGACCGTCGTGATGATGTTTTTCGCCTGTTTGACATCGCGAATGGCGCGATTTCTCGGTTTCAGGCTACTAGACAAATCGGGTTGCGACACCGCGCCGTCTGACGGGGAGGTGGTTGACCCACTGGCATTTTCTGGAAGTGACTTCGGCATTTCAGTATTAAGATGTCTGAGGATTCTTAGGGTTGTCAACTAGACTTTCCACTTTCCGAGAGGGCATCGTTCGGTCGTCAACTGCACCTTTAGGGAGAGGAAGCATTTGCACTCCATGCACTGGTTGGTCTCGGACTCCCGAGAAGGGCACTGTTTACACACCGACTCCCTGTTCACAACTGTCGCTTCGTCCACAAGCAGGTTATCTCGACGGAGGACCGCTCCGATGATTCGTTTAAGGGCAAAAAAGGCGTTCTTTATCCGGGTTTTCATTTTCTCCAACAGTTTGCCGGAAGGGACTTTTCGACGGACGGCTTCAGGGCAAGGTGAACCGATAGCTGACAGTCCTCGCCAAGCAACCCGCAGGGATATAGTGACTGATGCACCGGACCCGCATCACCAAGAAGCGCCCGACGGGCCGACTCCACCGAAGCGATACAGGAGCTACAAACGGTGGACAGGGAACTCTGGGCAGGACATACCGCGCAAATAGCCGCTCGCCGTTTGGCTTCTTCTCGACTAACCAGTCGAAGAAGACCCCGACGAAATTCCCCGAGGATGGTCCCAATCCAATTCGCAACCTTGGCAGTCACAGAGCTTCCACTAGCAACGGGATGGGGAACCGGATTGTTACCGTAACAGAGCCCCGCATACTTTGCGCAGTGGTAAGCATTTATCTCCGCGTCGAGGTCGCCCGCAGGCTTCCTGTTCCGAGTCCGGTAAGCGGTCACCACCATGCGTAAATGACGCCAAGATTCTCCACGGTGAAGCACCCCATCGGCATCCTGAAAGGAGTAGCCATCTGGGGGATAGAGGTTTGGGTTCATGCGGAGAGCCATTATCTAGCTCCTTTCGTTTCAAGGGGAGTCATAAAGAATCGAATTGGTTTGTAACGTCACAGTATCCATCTCCAAAATTATCATCTCCATGGTCCTCAATATCGGGCTCTGTTGAGTTGTCGGCACTCATTCCCGGCACCAAGCCGCTCGCCCGGCGGACGGCTAGAATGAGGAGCGTGAGCCCGTCGGCATCGTCCGGCGACTTGTTCTGATTCCGGCTTTTATATTCTGGCTTGCTCTCGACCTTGGATTTCGACCCGGTAGTGCGGAAAAGACGGTTCGTAAGCTGCGGTGCCAGCTCCGTTGTGTCGAGCCCCAACGTGGCGAAGCAATACCGGAACTCCATGAACTTACGGACCCCAAACCAGAGTTCAGACTGCATCCGGTCATAGAGTTCCTTGGCAGTCCCCATGTCCTCAGCCATGATGCGGGTATCCGACGCACCCTCGTAGAAATTAACTCCGATAACTGGACCCCAGTTGTATTTGAGCATGTCAAACACCCCCTGTCCGTTACCTGTGCGGTCCACGGCTACCCACTCCGGCAAAATGTTCATGGTTTGACAAAGCCGGATAATTTCCAACTGCATGGCAACAGTATCTCCCTTGGGCATCTTGAAAATCTGCTCGACAAGGAGAACACTACGGGGCCGTCTCCGTCCCCGGTTGTCCTGAAAAAAGATTGTCTGGCCTTCCGGGTGCGCCAACGTCGGAGCAAGTTTCACCCCCGACGCCAGACCAAAAGAACCCTTGACGAACCGTGCAGAATCAGCCCCCTCAAGCGCGAGGTCGATGCCTGCGCATCCCCGAGGTGTGTCAAACCAGATTACGTCGGCCTTCCAACGGTCCAAGATACCCGGAGGGATGACGGACATCACTGTTCCCGTCGGGGGGAAGCATCCACGCGCCATCGCCCAATATCCGGGGGAGTCCAGACCGCCCGAGTTCTGGACGATAAGGTCAAACCCGGCCTTCGTCTGCAACCCCTCGTAAATCACCCGACCCGCTTTGACATTCTCACTGTAAAGTGCATCCAGCCGGACCACGAACCATCCGCGTGAAGACACCCACTCGAAGTGTTTGTCCGGGTCAAAGGACGGCCAGCCAAACGGAGGTTCGCATCGTTGACCGACCGGGTCATTCTGATTCGTCGGGTTGAACGCACCCGCAATCTTCAGACCGTCGCCGTTGGTGTTCGACAGAAGGTTGTCAATGTCGCGCCAAATGCCGATGGGTATGTTCGCGATTTCGTCGAGAAAAATAAAGAGTCGCGAGAGCTTTCCAAAAATTGGATGTTCCTTCTTGCGCGGAAACCTCTTGACACCTTGCAGACGACCAGCGGCCTTCTTGCCAATCGGAACCACGACGCCGGATATTGAGCCCTTGCGTTGACGGGTGTCGAGTCCGATGAACAGCTTTCCAATCTGTCCCGGTAGCGGGATTCGGCTGCTCTTGTGGAGAGAGACCAGGTGGGTAAACAGGTTGTCCTCAAGATGGGTCTCAGAAGGACCGAGCACCTTGACCGTCGTGTATTCAGGGTCACGAATCCATTCGAGGAAAAGCTTGATGGCCATGGAGAACGACTTGGACATCGAACCGGCACCCATCAACAGAATGTTGTTGTGCTCCTTAAAGGCTCTCCACACTCGCTGCGTTGATTCAGGACGCGGGTCAAATTGCGTATGGCCCCATAGCAGCATGGCCGCTTCTTCCATCCCATCGTTGTTGAGCAACCAGTGGAGGAAGATACCGAGAAGGGTGTTCGCCTGCGCGTCCGTATCAACTGACGTGTTAATCTGAAGGAAGTCACGAACCCGCTTTGCCGCTTCGATTCTTTTCTCGGCGGCGAGCAACTCGGTTACCTCCAAGGCAAGCCGTTTTGTTGGGTCGTCAGCGGCGAGCATTTTCGATGATGCACAGTCCAATGGTCACGTAGGTCTGCCCGAGCAGCCTCATGTAGCCCCTTGGATACTTCTTGCGATTGATGAGGTAGTCCGCGCCGACCGCCACTGGTGCGACGAGAGCCGTAAGGACGAATACCGGAAAGGTCAGATATTTATTTTTCATTGGGACAGGATGTGTCGGATTACTTCGCGAGGGGTTTTGCCGAAAGTGTTTTCGCCGTTACCGTAGGTGAAGCGAACATCGGCGACGGCGTCCAAGCCGCCGTGGCTCCAAAACTGAATCATGGGGTTGGGCAGCTTCGCCAGTTCACCTGCGTAGTCGGCGTCAAGGTTCACCCACTCATAGGAATCGTGCATGAACCTGTCGGCAAATGCGCCCATGATGTTCGACTCGGAAAAGTTGGCTGCATCACTGCGGTTGTCCTTCTGCGCGTGGGCACCAACCCGGTAAACGTATTCTTCAAACCGCATCTTGTTAAGGTTGCGAATGTGCCCGCGCACGCGAGGAAACAACTCGCGAGGATATATCAACGGAAGCCTGCGCATGTATTCATACTCAGGTTTCCATCCGAGAGCATCCTCGGTGCCCCGCTGCCACGGCTCCATCGGCAAGCGTGCCCTGAAAAGTTCCGCGTAAGAGTTCACCAGCATGACCGGCTTACCATTACGAAAAAAAGGTTCGGGAGTAAAGATGTCCGAGACGATACAGTCCGAGCCGACCAGCCAGACGTAGTCCGCGCGGGGGCACATGATGTCGCCTTCCATCATGGAGATTTGTGCGCGGAGGTTGCCGAGGCCGGGGGGACCGTCCTTGATGTGGACCGTTGCTCCGGGATAGTTCAGTGCGCAAATCTCCGTGGCCTCAGCGGCTTCCCCGGAGGAGACTGAGATGACCGGCGGAAGAAACCCGCGCGACATCTTGCTGAGTGTTCGGAGACAGTATTGCAGCCAGACAAAATCTTTGACGTAGCTGGCAATTAGAATTTGATGTGTGCTCATAGACCTGCCTCTGCAAAAGCCTGTCGCGCGGTTTTCGTTCCGCCGAACCTGTCAGTCACCGCGTCCAAACCACCCCAGCTCCAACCCTCTAAAATCTTCCCGTCGGAAGGATGTCCCCCGGACCCGAAACGGTCCACATCCCGCCAGACATACTGTTCGTAGAAAAGCGTCTGAGCTACCGCCCCGAGCGTCTCGAACTCCGCGAACCCTTGCGGAAAATCGTTCTGGCAACTCTTGACGTAAGCCTCGAAGCCCTCCGGGTGATGAAGACCTCCCACCAATGCGCGGGTCGCCTCATAGACCTCGCGGTAGTGGCAGTAGGGCGGACGGACCATCGTCGCGAGCCTTACGTCCCCACCGAGGGCGGCGTCAACCCGGCTCTTCCAAATACCGGGATGCTCCGGGGTCTTCGCAATCGCGTTGAGATGTGCAAACGTGAAGAAGCTGCAAATCAGTTTGCCGCCTTCCATCCACGTCTCGGGAGTGACCGGCTGTGTAAACACCGTATCAGAATCAATGTGCCAGATAGCGTCGGCACCGGGAATCAAAAGGTCCGCGCAGCATTGAAACATCTGGTGCCAGTTGAACCCAAGTCCCGGCCATTCCTCTCTCGAATCCAAACGTATTCCATTCCGCTTGCAGGGCTCCTCAAAAAGATGCCGGTCACGGTCGGGCACGAGACAGACCGCCTCGTCGAAGCCGGTCGCGAACTTGCGGTAGCTACGCACCGAGTAGTCGAACCACTCAATGTCCTTTCCGTAGGTGTTCCAGAGGAGAGCCGTTTTCATAACCCGAGACTCGCAAAAAGTTGACGTGGAGTTTGGACGCCCCCGAGGGCAGGGCCGAAGTTGTGGGTGGCGTCCAGTCCCATGGGGCTGTGACACTGCGCGAGGAAGCCCGTGGACGGATGCTGCTCTTTCGTCAGGTCAAGCCAGTGATAGCTGTCCTTGAACCAATTCTGAGCCACCGCACCCAATGTCTCGAAGTCGCAGATACCTTGCGGGAAGGTCGGATGGGCCTTACGCGCATGTTCGAGATACCCCTTCTTGTGAACGGAGTTGACCTGTTGACGGAGCTTCGCATAGACAGCGGAGTAGTGCGCCATCGGGAATCCTGTCATCGTCGCCAGCTTGGTGTCGATTCCAAGAGAAGCATCTGCCCGCAGCTTCCACTGCCACCCGCCTTGACGGCCCGAGTGTGTGAGCAGGGTGGAGAAATGCACGAAGGGGCAAATCAATTTGCCGTCTCGCATCCAGTTCTCGGGACCGACGGGTGCCGTGAATACGGTGTCCGCGTCGATGTGGAAAATGGCGTCGTATCCGGGGAAGAGAATGTCGGCTTCCCACTGCTTTACTTGGTGGTGGTTGAAGCTCGACTCCGGCCAATCGGCATAGTCGAGGAGGGTGATTCCGTGATGCTCACAAGGAGCCCGGAAGATGTCTCGGTGCCGGGACGGAACGAGACACGCCACATGGTTGAACCGCCCTCTCGCGAACTTGGTGAAGCTCGCGGCACTGTAGCGAAACCATGCGAGGTCGCCACCAAAGGTGTTCCAGAATAGGACGGTCTGCATTTTGCCTGAAGGCGGAAGGATTTTAAGGGCGGGCTGGGATTCATCGTTACCCCCGCTACATTACCCAGTTGGTCGCCTACCCTGCGTTTCTTCCGCCTGCGGAACTGGACGGTGTGGTCCAAGTATCCGCCTGTTATGCCGGGCGTATGGCGACTCAAAGATATGCCGGGATGCTACTGTTACACCAAAGCAGGTCCGTGAGGACAACCGCTTGGGGGCTATGCTCCCCCACCACCGGCTTATTAGTTGGCAGTGTTGGAGTCGAACCAACGTCTATGCCTGATTCGTCGGATGCACTTTACAGGTGCATCCAACTGCCGCCCGTCGGCGGGGGGAAGGTTTCGCGTGACCCTCCAATTTTTAGTATTTCATAAGACCGTTTCGGCTTAGGTTTTTCTTAATTCATAGTGCTAGTCTTTCTTACTCACTGTGCTCTCTTTTCACAGGCGAGAGCATTGCCTTCACTCAAAATATGCCACGGTTGGCTCAGTTGTCAACCGAAATGCAGCACCGTTTTTCGGGAGCCCCCGGACTCCAATTCCTCGTCGATGCGGTTGCTAGCTCTGTTGAAAATGCCCGTCTGCACCGTGGCGTCAACAATGGAATACGTATGGTCGCAGCTACCCACAACAACCGGGTGGTCGAGCAGGAACCTTTTTATCTGGAGGACGGTCATCCCAGTTTCTTCCATCCCCTCCCGGAGAGCCCGCGTCGGCACCCGTTACAGAAGGTGCGGAAGGTCGTAATCCCGTTGCGATTCCGCCAAAAGCGGGCGACGATTCGGAGATTCTCGCAGGCTTCGCACTCATGCTTGGGATGTCCGACAGGGTTATTGGTCGATTTGGCCAGAGCGAAGCTCTTCATAACCTCGGCCATCTGGTTCAGTTTGATGAGGGTAATCAGGTCGTGCATAGGTGTTATATGTTGATGTAGAAAAGGTTGCTCTCATTCCCGAGACGGGTCTCCACTCTCAGAAAAATACCAGCCGGGGACTCGCCTCGGTCAATCCGCAAAAGAAGCCCCGATGGAAGAAGGTCTATCGCTCGCGCCAACTCCTCCCGGACGACCCTTGGCAACCCTTTAGGGTCGGGGACGCCACATTCAATCAGGCGGTTGGCGATTTGAAGCAAGAGTTCCGTGTATTTGGATGGGTTCATTGGCTTTTGGGAACTACCAGTCTCGGGGTGGGGGGGTATTGGTAGAGGTCAGGACGGATGTAGGTCATATAAAGGTGTGCGACAGAACCCCTTGTCCAGAATGTCTTGCCTTTGGGAGTCAACACCTTCTCTTGATTCAAGAAGGCGCAAGTTTCGGCGTAGGAATTGCCCGCATTCATTGACTTCTCAATCATCCGCAGAACTGGGTGGGCCTCAGAGTTATCCGTATAGGGAGCGGGTCCGCCACAAGGTTTTCCTGTCTCCTTGGCTTTGCGCTTCCGTCCGTGCTGTAACTTCCTGACGAGCGAAGACTTATCCCACTCCGCGAGGGCTCCCAAAATCTGACGAATCAACTTGCGCGTCGGGTCACCTTCCGAGTTCACCAGCTCTTCACCCGAGTCGGCGGCGAAAACCTTGACTCCGCGCTGTTTACACTCCCGAAAAAAGAGTTCGCTCACAATCAAGTCGCGTCCGAGCCGGTCCACGCACTCAATGACGATGATTTCCGTTGTTGCGGGTCCGCATAAGTCCAAGGCTTCCACCAACTTGGGTCGGTCCATGCTGTCCACGGTGCCCGAATACTGTTCCTTGAAATCCCGGAGGATGCCCCAACCTTGGCGCTCACAGAAGGCGGACACCTTGTCAGACTGACGGGGAAACCCATCGCCGTTTAGTTGTTCTGCCGTGCTGACTCGATAGTATGCTAATACTTTTTGCATGATTAAATATCACACACTCGCGACCCGTTGTCAAAGCCAATATCTTGTAGCAGCCGAAGGCTTGGAGCCAACCCAAGCCCACATCCCGAAGGCCGCGACGTATAAGCTGCCCAGTCCGAGGGTTGGCTCCGAACCGTCCGTAGGGGGTAGGAAATACGGAAAAGAACACTCTTCCGGCAGTTCGTCAATCGACAGACCGCCGAGTTGCCGTCGGGTGTGTGCCTGACGAGTGGAGTTGCAGTCGTCTTCTGCCCATTTGATGTCGAAGGTGGTGATATTATCCATATTGGTTATTGAGGACTGGGATGAAGTGCAGTTCGTCATTCATCGTCGTAGTAGTATCGCATCCTGAAGCGGTCTCCGCAAGAAAAAAAGTGGACTCGTGGTCTCCACATAGAAATTGTGCCAAATGTTGCCGTGTTCAAACAGGAACCACGACGCCTCACCACGGCAGGACAAGCAGTTAAACATGAGGAGATGTTCGTCGGTCAGCGTTCTGTCATTCCATCGGAAGGAGGAGAGCGAGTCGCAGACCGACTGGGAGCCCAAAAGGGCAACATCCCATCCCCGCGCATCCAAAAATCGCATCACGGCACTGGTTGACCAATGCCGCTGGGACCGGGGCAACTGCTGTTCGATTATTCCGGGGTTGCGTCCGGTCACCAAAGACAGGGTCGCGGAGCCACATGTATTCCAATTCTTGGAAATGTTCGCGAACCGTGTCTTAGGCTCCCAGCCGGGCATCGTCCACGCGCCCCAATCCAGAGTTTTCAAGGTTTTCATTCGGGGAATATATGCCCTCAGTCCGCCCGGTTGTCAAGCGCCTCACGAGCGATTTTTTTCATGCCGCGCGGCGACCACTGAGCGAAGGCCGTCCGCCGATTTCCCCCCTCCGACAACTTTAACGCTACAGATGACCCTTTCCTACTCGGCAAATTTTGCCTAGTGCCAACTGTTCGGAGTGTGGTCACACTGCAGGCAGCTAAGACGTTGAGACACAACGACTACTCGACGAATCGGCAGGTATTGCCTACCGATTCGGGCCGATTCGCCCGGTTCAACGCTGTTCAACGCCGTTCAAGAGGTCGAGCCACGCGCTCAAAATTCGCTCAAACGAACATTGGTAGTCTCATTGAAAATTGTTTGTCTTCTCTAACATTGTTTGATGAGACAAACAATATTAGATGAGTCTAACATTTTGACATAACATGAACGAAGTAAGGAGGATGTGTAAGGAGAAGTGCTGTTCAACGCCGTTCAAGAGGTCGAGCCACGCGCTCAAAATTCGCTCAAACGAACATTGGTAGTCTCATTGAAAATTGTTTGTCTTCTCTAACATTGTTTGATGAGACAAACAATATTAGATGAG